TGGAATTGCCAGAAGGCGTGCATTTTGCTGGTCGTGCAAGCGACAAGGAAATTGGTTTGTCAATGCGCGTTGTGCGTCAGTACACCATCAACAACGACAGCATCCCAACTCGTTTGGATGTGTTGTACGGTTGGGCTCCTCTGTACCCTGAATTGGCTTGCCGCGTTGCCAGCTAATTGAGAATGGGGGCTAAACACCCCCGTTTTTTAAAACTCTTTTTAAGGAAATATCATGTCTAATCCAGGACCAGCATCGACCCAAACCCCAGTTTATTTGCTTAATGGCAATGCCGCAGATGGCATCTTGCTTAGCACTTCTACTGGCAAAATTGGTTTCTACGGCGAAACTCCAGTTGTTCAAGCAGGCGCAATCACAGCATTGACCGCAGGCCCATCAACTGCTGAATTCGTTGCAGCAACTAACGCTATCATTACAGCACTGCAAAACATCGGCATCACAGCCTAATTTCCGCAGTTGCCTTTTACGCCACCCGAGTAAAATTGGGTGGCGTTTCTTTTTGAGAAGGAAAAAGAATGAAACACATAATGATTGCTATTCCTGCTTACACGGGAACGGTACACATGGGAACAATGCGTTCTCTAATAAACGACACGCTTGAACTGGTCAAAAGGGGTGACAGGTTTACTTTGGTTGACGATATTGGTAACGCGCTAATTGCTGACAGCCGAGGCATCATTGCCACACGCTTTTGGGAATCAGACTGCGACCAATTGATTTTTGTTGATTCAGATGTAACTTGGCAGGCTGGCGCTTTGCTCAAGCTGGTTGACGCTCCTGTTGACTTGGTGGCTGGCATTTACCCTGGTCGCCGTGACCCAATCAACTACATGATTCACTATCTTAACAAGAAAGAACTGTGGGCAGACCCAGACACGGGCTTGCTTGAAGTGAAGTCAGTGCCAACAGGGTTCATGAAAATCAGCCGTAATTGCATTGAAAAGATGATTGCTGAATACCCTGAACGTCATTTCTACACTTCAGAGCGTGACAAACAGTTCTACCCTTTGTTTGACCACGTTTTTGAAGACGGCTACAAATGGGGTGAAGATTACAGCTTTTGCATCCGATGGCGCAACATTGGCGGTCAGGTGTGGATTGACCCTGAAATCGCTATGGGACACATTGGCTATAAAATCTTTCAAGGGCATCTAGGAAATTACCTGCGAAATAGGTAAAATCAGCCCATCTTTGCAAAGGAAAATTTATGTCTACTCCTTTCCGTGTGGTTGGACCCACAGTAGCAGTTTCTGCTGGCGCAACCGCTACGACAGAACGCTTGGTCAACAACGACCCAAACATTCAATGTAACTACGTTTCCTTGATTAACACTGGCGCAACAAGCGTTGCTGTGAAGTTTGGCCCTACTGGTGTCGGCGCTCCTGTGCTGCCTGTTAGCGGTACAAACACTGGTGACTTTGTGTTGCCACCTTCAATGAATGATGCAATCATGTTTGCCGTTCCAACTACTCCCACTTATGTGCGAATGATTGGCTCTGCTGCTGGTCCTTCAATCGTTTACGTTACCCCTATCGCTTTCTAAAATGACTAACGCAGTAGCGGAGACAGTAACAACAAACATCGTTCCTGTTCAAGCTATCTTTGACGAGAACGGCGTTTGCGTTGGCTTGGTTGGCCCAGGTGGGGAATTCTTTTCTCCACCGTTAAGCTCTGACACGATTACCAACGCAATCATTACTAGCAGCACTATCAACAGTTCTGTGATTGGCGCAACAACGCCTGCTGCTGGTACGTTCTCGACAATGACAACGGGCAACGCTCAGATTACTGGCGGCTCGATTAGTGGCGTATCAATCACGATTACGGCGTTAAATGGAACGCCAATTGGCAATATTGCACCTTCAACTGGTGCATTTACCACGTTGGCATCTGATAGTTTGACCGTTACAAACGTGATTAGCGGGTCAATCAACGGTAATGCTGCGACTGCGACCAATGCGACCAACGCAACAAACGCAACAAATGCCACGAACGCCACGAACGCAGTCAACGCCACAAACGCAGTAACAGCAACAAACATTGCTGGCGGTGGCGCTGGTTCTTTGCCTTATCAAGCATCGGCAGGGTCAACTTCATTGTTGGCGGCTGGCTCAAACGGACAAGTGCTGACTTTGGCTTCTGGCCTGCCTTCTTGGTCTACCCCAACAACAGGAACTATCACTAGCATTGCCACAAGCGGCACAGTTAGTGGCATTACGTTGACGGGTGGCCCAATTACGACTAGCGGAACAATCACGCTTGGCGGCACACTTGATTTGTCTAGTCCACCTGCTATTGGCGGGACTACGCCTGCGGCAATCACAGGTACAACAGTCACGGCAAACACAAAGTTTGTTAGTCCTTATTTTGATGCTGCAAACTCTGCTGGCGGCGCTTTGCGTAATGCCTCTGGAACTGCACAAATTCAATGGGGTGGCGGTGGCGGCAACAACGTAACCGTTGACGTATCGACCAACCTGAATGGCTCTAATGCTCAAATTGACATTAGCCCAACAGGGACAGGCCATGTCCACATGAAGCCAACTGGTACGGGTTCTATTGAAATTGCCCCTACCAATGCAGGAACTTTGGACAACTTGGCTATTGGCGGCACAACGCCTTTGGCTGGTACGTTCACGACTTTGCGGTTTAACACATCGTTATCTGTCAACGGTTCAACAGGAACAAGCGGTCAGGTTTTAACTTCTAGCGGTTCTGGATTGCCTACTTGGACAACTCCAACAGCTTACGCAACCGTAACTGACGACACGACTACAAATGCAACCCGTTACCCGTTGTTTGCAGCGGCTACAAGCGGTAATTTAACGACTGAATACACTAGCTCCACCAAGTACCAATTTAACCCCTCTACGGGCGTTTTAACGGCTACTGAGTTTAGTGGTTCGGGTGCTGGCTTGACCAGTATTCCCAATTCAGCGTTGACCAATTCAAGCGTGACCATCGGTTCAACTTCTGTATCGTTGGGCGCTACGGTGACAACGTTTGCAGGCTTGACTTCTGTTACATCAACCACTTTTGTGGGCGCTTTGACAGGCAACGCAAGCACAGCGACAAGCGCAACGTCAGCGACAAACGCCACAAACACGGCTGTGACGGATGACACAACGACAAACGCCACGTTTTACCCGACATTTGTAAGCAACACGACAGGCAATTTGCCACAAACAGTTTCATCAACAAAGCTAAAATTCAACCCATCAACGGGGGCTTTGACGGTCAGCCAGTTAATCATCGCACCATAAGGAAGAATCATGGGCAATTTAGTATTTCAAGCAACTTTAGGCGGTCAGGTTAATCTGGTTGGCCCTAACACGGCATCAACATTCAACATTAACGTTCCTGCGACTGCGGGAACTATGGTGACTACTGGCGACACAGGCACTGTCACCAACACAATGTTGGCTTCTAGCGCTTACACAGCCCCTGGCACTATCGGTAGCGGAACGCCTAACACTGGTGCTTTTACTACTTTGTCGGCTACTGGCAACGTCACTTTGGGCGATGCAACGACAGACACGCTTAACGTAGGCGCTGGTGGTTTGGTAAAAGATGCGTCAGGTAATGTTGGTATTGGTACTGCCTCTCCTAGTGTAAAACTCCAAGTTTCTACATCTGGCTCTGGTATTCAAGAACCAATTTGGTTAAATAACGCACAGGCGGTTGGTGCTGGCGTTGGGGCAAGACTTGTGTTTACAGGAACTACAAGCAACAACGGTATGGCTGCTATTGATGGAGCTTTTGCTGGAGCTACTACTGCTGACGGCGGTTATATGTCGTTCAACACTAGAGCAGTCACCACAGGCGCTCTTACCGAGCGTATGCGCCTTGACGCTTCAGGCAACCTAGGCTTGGGTGTTACTCCTAGTGCTTGGAATAGCGTTTTTAAATCGCTTGATGTTGGCACTACTGCGTCTTTTGTAGGTTCTTCTGGCGGCGCAAACGTATTTAACAACGCTTATTACAACGGCAGCGATTACATCTACAAGACTACTGCTGTTGCTTTGCGATATTTGCAATCTGATGTTCATGCTTGGTTTACAGCAGCCTCAGGCACAGCAGGTAACGCCATCACCTTCACCCAAGCAATGACGCTTGATGCTAGTGGGAATTTGGGTGTTGGTGCTACAAGTCCGTCAGGAAAACTGCACATTCAAAGAGCATCTGCTGGCAATTTAATATATGCAAACGATGGCGTTGCAGGCGGCCTTACCGTAAGTACCTCTGGCTTTGGTTGTTATTTAGATACTCAAAGCTCTGCTGGCTTTTTTGCATTTACAAAAAATGGTGGTGCAACTGAAACTGCCCGTATCGACTCCAGCGGTAACTTTACTGTGGGTGCAACTGCTGGCTCATGGGGGTCTGCGTCTGGCAACCAAGTCTCACCCAGTTTTCAGCAAATCAATAAATACAACGGCTCAAGTGGCGATCAGTTTATTGCTTTTAGTAGAAATTCGTCAACAATCGGCTCTATTACACAAGCAGGCACAACAGGTGTTCTTTACAACATCACATCTGATAAGCGCCTGAAAGAAAACATTGTTGACGCTCCTGAGTTTGGCAGCGTCATTGATGCCATCCAAGTCCGCAGCTACGACTGGATCACAGATCAAACGCATCAACGCGCTGGCTTTATCGCTCAAGAGCTTGTGACCGTAGCTCCTGAAGCTGTGCATATCCCATCTAACGAAGATGAAATGATGGCAGTGGACTACTCCAAACTTGTGCCTATGCTGGTCAAGGAAATTCAATCATTGCGTCAACGTGTCGCATCACTGGAAGCCTAATATGAAAATTACTTGGACAATTAACAACCTAGACCGCAACACCGCTGATGGTTTGGTAACAACTATCCATTGGGGCGCTACTGCTAGTGACGGTGACTTTGTTGCCTCTATCGTGAACACACAACAGCTAGAACGAGGTGATTCATTCGTTGATTACGCTAGTCTGACTGAGGCAACAGTGCTTGAATGGCTCTGGAGCAAGGTAGACAAAGAAGTGGTTGAAGCTGCTTTGGCTACTCAGATTGAAGCTCAGAAAGCCCCTGTGAAGGCTTCTGGTTTGCCTTGGGGTCAAGAATGAACTACGTCTGGAAAATTCTAGACATTTACACCGATGGTGAAGCAATCACATCGGCTAAATATTTCTGCGCTGCAACTGAAGGCGACAACACCGTTGAAACAGAAGGCTATTGGTCTTTCCCAGAAGCGGGTGATGTGCCTTTTGCTGAAGTGACAGAAGAAATGATTGCTAAGTGGATTGAAGATTCTTCTGTTGTAGACGGTAAGAATGTCATAAAATCACGCCTAGCAGAACAGCTAGAAACGCTGTCAAAGAAGCCTGTTCCAGCCCCTTGGTTGCCACAGACCTTCACACCAGACCTGTAAGGTAAAACATGACCACAAAGCCAATAGACATTATCAGCCGAGCGTTAAAGGATATTGGCGCACTTGAAGCTGGCGAAACGCCAACACCAGACGCAGCACAAGACGCGTTTGATATGTTGAACGACATGATTGACCAGTGGTCAAACGAAAACATGATGGTGTTCAACGTCACCGAAATCATTTTTCCTGTTATTTCAGGTCAAGTTCAATACAGCCTAGGTCCATTCCCACAAACCACCAACTTTATTGGCGCTTCTTTTGAAGGCTCGATTTCTGGCGACATTCTTACAGTAACAAGCGTCAACTCGGGCGCTGTGGCTCAAGGTCAAGTGCTAAGTGGTGGCGGCATCTTGCCTGGCACAACAATCACTTTGGGCATCACAGGCGGTGGCGGTAACGTCATTGAATCTGGTACTTATCGCGTCAGCATCCCACAAAACGTGGCTGCGACAACAATTACAGCCAACTACCAAAAGCCTTTAAACATTGATTCAGCGTTTGTTCGCGTGAACACAACGTCAAACGGTGAGCCAATTCAAGGCGGTGGTTTGGATTACCCAGTTGCTGTGTTGGCTTTGTCTGACTATCAAATGATTGGTTTGAAAACGCTGAACGGTCCTTGGCCTAAAGCGGTTTACTACAACCCTAACTCTGATTCTGGCAATTTGTTTGTTTGGCCTAACCCTTCACAGGGCGAGATGCACTTGTTTGCTAACACTTTGTTCACGCGCTACGGCAGCTTGTACGAAGAAGTCGTGTTACCACAAGGCTACAACATGGCTTTGCGCTGGTGTCTTGCCGAGCGTTTAATGCCTATGTACGGCAAAGCATCTCAAACACAGATTGCAATGATTAGCCAGTTTGCAGGGCAATCAAAAGCAACGCTGAAACGCACAAATATGTCGCCGCTTCAAGTCGCTCGTTACCCTGATGCCTTGCTTACAGGGCGCAGTAAGGATGCTGGTTGGATACTTAGCGGGGGTTTCATCTAAGTATGGTTTTATGTTATGATTGTTCTTTTAAAAGGAGCAATCATGGACAAACTTGAAAAGCAAAGACAGTATCAACGCGAATATTACAAAAAGAAAAAAGAAGGTTTTGTGTTTGGAAAAGCTGGAAGGCCAGCAAATACACCTGAAGTTTTGTGGAGCAAAGTTGATAAACGTAGTGAAAATGAATGTTGGCCTTGGAAAGGTTTGTTAAAAGATGGATACGGCAGAGTTCAAATAAATGACTATTCTTACTACGCGCATAGAGTTATATATTCTTTGGCATTTCCAAATGTCATTGAATGGCGTGCGCCAGCAAGTACAGAAGAAACTGGATTTTTGTTGCATAAGTGCGACAATCCATGTTGTTGCAATCCAAGTCATTTGTTTGTTGGAACTCATGCTGACAACATGGCTGATAAAGCTGCAAAAGGTCGTTTGCCAGACTTTTCTGGTGGCAAAGGGCCACGTTGCAAACTTACAATGGAACAAGCAACAGAGATTCGTGAAAAAAGACGGAATGGGGTTTCTGCAAGGCAACTTGCTATTGACTACGAAATCAGCTTGCCATCAATCAAAACGCTTCTTGCTGGAAAATCGTACGTTCAGAAAGAATAAAAATGCCTGATTTTGGATTTGTCGGCCCCTCATACGAAGCACCAAGCATTTACCAAGATGCTCAAGAGTGCATCAATTTCTTTCCTGAGATTGACCCGCTAAAGCAGCCACCCGCTAACGGCGTTGTGGCTCTTTATCCTACGCCTGGACTTACCTTGAAGGCAGTTTTGCCTAATACTCAAGAAGTCCGTGGGATGCACACCGTTTCTGGTGGCTCACAAATGGTCGTTGTGTCTGGCCCGTATGTTTACGCGCTGACTTCTGACCTAGTGCCTTCTGTTATTGGAGTGCTGAATTCATCTGCTGGTCAGGTGCGAATCACCGACAACGGCGTAAACGTTTACTTGGTAGACGGTGCTTATCGCTACACATGGCGCATTTCTAGCCCTGCTAACGCCGTGTTTACTGGTTCTGTGTCTACCACTACCCTGACGGTAACAAGCGTTTCTAGCGGCACTATTGCTGTGGGTCAATCGTTGTATGGCGTTGGCGTTGCTGATGAAACTGTTATCACCGCTTTGGGTACTGGCACTGGTGGAACAGGCACATACACAATTAACGTGTCACAGACTGTTGCTGCTGCAAGTCTAAATTCCACCGCGACAGGTGCAACATTCACTGCCACGATTGCTGGCACGACAATGACTGTTGCTTCTGTTGCTACAGGAACAATCTACCTTGGTCAAACTATTCAAGGCGTTGGCGTTACCGCTGACACCGTGGTGACTGCCTTGGGTACGGGTACTGGCGGCATCGGAACTTACACGGTAAGCGTTGCAAGTACCGTTGCTGTTGGCGTGACAATGTATGCCATTAACTTCTCTGTTTTGCCTTCTACGGATGGCGCGTTTAGCGGTGCAAACACCGTTGACGTAATGGACAACTACATTGTTTACAACAATCCCACAACGCAACAGTGGGGCGCTACTGACCTTCTGTCGCCAATATCGCCACAGACTAGCTATTCGTTAAAAGACGGCGCTCCTGACGATTTGGTGGCTTTGATTGTTGACCACCGTGAAGTCTATTTGTTGGGTGAGATTTCCTCGGAAGTGTGGACTGACGTTGGCGCTGTGCCATTCCCGTTCCAGCGCATCCCTGGCACTTCTACCCAACACGGCATTGCTGCACCGTTCTCTCTGTATCGCCTTGGCAATTCGTTTGCTTACGTTTCGCGCAACAATCGTGGTCAAGCGCAAATCATGCAAATGAACGGTTATCTGCCAAAACGTATTTCTACACACGCAGTTGAAAACACGCTGACTAACCAATATGTTGATGATGCTATTGCTTGGACATATCAGCTTGAAGGCCATGAAGTCTATGTCGTCACGTTCCCAACGTTGAACCTCACATGGGCTTACGATTCCACGACTGAGATGTGGCACAAATGGCTTTACACGGCTAACGACAATTCTTACCAACGTCACCGTGGCAATTGCTGTGCTAATTTTCAAGGCATGGTGTTGGTGGGCGACTATGAAAACGGTCGCATCTATGAGTTGGATAAAAACAACTACACAGATAACGGTCAAAACGTGCGTAGACTGCGCCGCGCACCGCATTTTGTAACTGATTTTCAACGTCAATACTTTGACGAATTGCAGATTCAGTTTCAGCCTGGCGTTGGCACAACTGGCTTGTCTCAGCCTACTGGTGACATTTATCTGAATTCACCGTACATCATTTACCCTGATGCTACGTTCTTGATTGGCCCATTCCAGACTTTTGTGATTGGTCAACAAGCCGCTTTGAACAACACTGTCACAACGACCAACCCGCAAGCAATGCTGCGCTGGTCTAATGACGGCGGTTCTACATGGTCAAAAGAATATTGGGTAAGTATTGGCAAGATGGGTAAATATCGCAATCGTGCTATCTGGCGCAGATTGGGTCAAGCCCGTGACCGAGTGTTTGAGGTGTCGATTACAGACCCTGTGAACGTGGTCATCATTGCTGCAAACCTAAAAGCTAGTGTGGGAGAAAACTAATGTCTAACGGACTTTATAGCTCTCCGCAAGTTAACCCATATCCACAGAGTGAATTCTTGGATGGTGGGACAAAAAGACCGACAAGGGCATGGCAACAATTCTTTTTGAATCTGTTGAACTTTTCCTCGGCAACGACAGCGAATACCGAGGTAAGTGGCCCGACCCTACCTGCTAATCCTGTTGGGTTCATAAATGTGACCGTGAACGGCAAGCCTTACAAAGTTCCTTATTACAATCCTTGAATGAAAATTCTACGCATACCAACTGACCAGATTGCACAAAGATGGCAGGGGATTGCGCCTTTTATTGAGGATTCATTGGCTCATTCTGGTGGAGATTTCACCGTTGACCAAGTTAAGGTTTATCTGTCTTCAGGCCAATGGCTAACGCTAGGGGTTTTTGATGAACAGACTATGTTGGGCGTGATTGCAGTTCAGTTCACAAATATGCCAAATGACCGTGTGGCGTTTATTACTGCGATAGGCGGGAAAAACATCACGAATTCAGACACTTTTAATCAATTTCAGGCTATCTTGAAGGCGCATGGTGCGACTAAAATACAAGGTGGTGTGAGAGAATCAGTAGCAAGGCTGTGGCGCAGATTGGGTTTCAGTCAGCGTTACATTCTGGTGGAGCATAAATTATGAGATACAACGCTTTTTTCGGTGAACTGCCAATCAATGCTTTCAAGCCTATTGGCGGCAGAATGACGCTGCATGGCGGTGGAAATCCACTTTCAATTGTTACTGATGCGATTGAAGGCGTTGGCGACATTGTTGGTGACGTTGTTGAAGGCGTTGATGACGTTTACATGGATGTGCGAGACCCGCTAGTTGCTGCCGCTGTAATTGCTGGCAACTACTATCTGCCTGGCTCTAGCTTGATTACGTCACAGCTAGTTAACGATGGCGCACAAGAAATTCTAAACAGCGACACTGGCAGATTGGCAAACCTTGCCGCTGGTGCTACTGGTGGTTATCAAGGCAACTTGTCTAATTACGGCGAAATTGGCGAAGCTGCTGGCTTAACTGGTAGTGGTGACGCCGTTGCAAACTCTGGAGCCGTAGCAAGTCCAGTAACACAAGGCTCTGTGGTTGGAACGCCTCTTGGCGAACTTGGGGCTGTAACATCTCCTGTTTCTGCTGGCGCTGTAACTGGTACATCACTTGGTCAACTTGGAGCAGCAGAAGCTGCTTCAGGCGGCGAGGCTTTAAGCGGCATTGACCTTGGTGGTGTTGGCGGTTCGCCAAACAGCATGACGCTTGGTGGTGGATATAGCGCTGTTCCTGCGGCTCTTTCTAGCGTTACGCCTGCTGCCAGTTCAGGTTTGTCTGCAATGCTGCCTTACATGGCTGGCGGTCAAGCCGTAACAGGTTTGTTGCAAGCCGATGCCGCAAAGAAAGCTGCAAACATTCAATCTGCCGCTGCAAGAGATGCAACAGCATTGCAGGGAGAAATGTTTAACACCATTAACCAACAGCAAGCGCCTTATCGCACTGCTGGTTATGGCGCTTTGAACCAAATTGGTGGTCTTGGTGGCGGTGAATACACAACGTATGACGCTTCTGGCAACCCAACAGGTACAGCACAAGGCTCTGGCTACCTAACCCACCAGTTTGACGCTACGGACTTGCAAAAAGGTCTTGCGCCAAATTATGACTTCATGTTGCAACAAGGCCAAATGGCTAACCAACGTGCAGCAAACATGGGTGGTGGCGCTTTGGGCGGCAATGCTTTGCAAGGTTTGAACAAGTACACGCAAGACTACGCAGGCAATGCGTATCAAAACGCGTTCACTAACTATCAAAACCAACGCTCCAACATTTACAACACTTTGGCTGGTATTGCTGGTATTGGTCAAGCTGGTCAAACAGCTACCAATGCCGCAGGCACAAACGCAACAAACGCTGCAACTCAGTTGGGCATTGGAAGCGCATCGGCTCAAGCGGCTGGTCAAGTTGGTTCTGCCAACGCTTTGTCAAATACGGTTGGCAACATTGGCAACACCTATATGTTGTCTCAATTGCTGAACCAAAGTGGTCGCGTAGGATAAGGAAACATCATGGCAGATTATCAATTCAACACCAACCTTGGCCCTGCGGCTCAACAAGGCACAAGCCTTGGCGACCTAATTAACACGGCTCGCGGCGCTCAAGCGTTCCAACAGGCAGAACAATTAAACCCTTTGGCTTTGCAAAAAGCACAGATGGAGATTGCTCAAGCTAAACAAATGAACCCATTGGCTGTGCGTCAACAGACTGCCCAAACTGGCACTGCTGAACTTGGCTTGAATGAAAAGCAAACAAGCACCTTGTATGGCTTGGCTGGCGGTGTGTTGAACGACCCACGATTGAAAAGCAAAGACGCAAATGATGTAATGGGTGCTTTGTACGAAGCAAAGCAACGCGCCACTACATACGGCTTGCCTGCTGAAACTGTTGATGGCGTGTTTAACCCTCTGTTTCAAGTTGCTCAAAAAAACCCTGCGGCTGTTCGTCAATCAATCAACAACATCGTTGACACGCAAATTTCGCCTGAAGGCAAACGAGCAATGCAAACTGGTGGCACTGTTGAAATCAACGGTGTTAAATACCAATACGCTCCTGCATCTGGTCGCCTTGAGCAAATTGGCGCTGGTGGTGCTACTGCCGATACTGGCGGTAACGGTGGTGCTGGCGGTTCTAACGCAGGCGCTGGCGGTGCAGTTAAACCACAAACAGGTGGCTTAGTTACATTGGATATGCCCGTTACTGGTGCTGTTCCGCAGTTAAATCAGCAACAAAATGACCGTTATACATACGGAAAAAAATTGTTTGATTCTTCTTCTGAAATGGCGCAAGCTGCTGGTGAAGGTCGTCAAACAATCCGTCAAATTCAACAAAACATTGGCGAAGCCGCTGGCAGTAAACCAGAGCAGGTGTTGCGTAACGCTAAGAAATGGGCTGTTGGCAACGAGCAATTAGATGAATTGGTTAAGTCTTTGGCTGACAACCAATTGCGTCAGGCTCAAATGATGGGCGTTAACACTGATGCGGCTCGTTCAACATCTTCATTGGCTTCTGGTAGCGAAAACATTACTGCTGGCGCATTGAAGATGATTACCAATCGCGCTGACGCTGTAAACACGGCGTTTGAAAAATTTAACCAAGGTCTAAACACATTTAAGCAAAAAAATGGACAGTACAACGGTGCTATTCACGCTGACAATTTTCAGCAGGCTTGGAAGACTAACTATGACCCGCTAGTGTTCATGGTGCAAAACATCAATGCTTCTGACATGAGCAAAGCTGAAAAACAATTGGAATTGTCTAAAATGATGAAGGGCTTAAGCCAAGAACAGCGTCAAGCCTTGGCAAAAAAAGCTGAAAACATCAAACGTTTGGAAAAAGGTGACTTCTAATGGCATACGAAACCGACCCAGACGTTGCCGCTTTCTTGGGCGGCTCTAGCCAAAAATCCGTAAAACGTGAGCCTACATTTGAAGAAATTAAGGCAAACAAAAAATCTTACTCAGGTGTAAATCCACAACTTCAACCTGATTCAGACACAAATTACGAAACTGACCCAGACATTACAGCTTTTTTGACAATTCCAGTTGCCAAAGCTGGTAAAGAGCCTAGCATTGTTGACCGCGCACTTAAGTCTGCGCTTGAAATGAAGCAAGCTGCGCCTGGCTTTGCCGCATCTGCTTTAGATGTAATTGGGGGCGCTCCTTCTGCAATTGCAGGAACTGTTGGTTATGGTGCTGGTCGTTTGTTTGGCTTGTCTCCTGAAGAAGCAACAAGCGCATCACAAAAAGTGGCTGGCAAGTTGGCAGAGCCAATTGGTCGCATAACAGGAACATCACAAACGCAAGGCTATCAACAATCGTTGCCAACTCAAGCAATGCAAAAAGCTGGCGAAATCATACAAAGTAACGTTGTAGAGCCAATTGCAAAAAGAACTGGTGCAGACGTTACTGACGTTGGTCAAGGCGTTAACGCTGCAATGATGGCTTTGCCTGCGGCTGCTAGACCGCTTGCAAAGGGATATGCCGCCGCAAAAGCAGAGTTGCCAACCGTTCGTATTGAGCGCACTGGTCAACCAAGTGCCATGCAATCTGGCGGCGCTGCTGCGGCTACTGACCAAGCTATGCTTAATGAAGCAATTGGTCGCGCTTCTCCTGAATTGGCGGCTGAACTTAAAGCATTGAAGCCAGAGCAAATCAACAAGACTGCTTTGGACAATCAAATTGTTGCTGACACTTTGCCTGTTCCTGTTCGATTGACAAAAGGTCAAGCTACGCAAGACCCAACAATGATTTCGTTTGAGCGCAATGAACGTGGCATGAAAGAAAAGTTGTCACAGCACTTTAACGAGCAAAACAAAGCATTGCAAGAAAACGCTAACCTAATCAAGCAAAAGACTTCTGAAGGAACTTTTGAAACTGATTATGTTGCTAATGCTGAACGTGCAATCGAGGCTTACAAAGACATTAACAAAGGTACAAGGCAAGTAATTAAACAAGCCTATGACGACCTTGATAATTTAGGCGCAGGAAAGATTCAAGTTGATGGCAAAACTTTTGGCGAAAGCACAATGAAGGCTTTGTCAGAAAAAGAAGACATTGATTTCCTGCCTGAAACAATAAAGAAAAGAGTTGATGAATACAAAAACGGCAAAGAAATGAATTTTGCTCAGTTTGACAATTTCATTAGCCAAATTTCACGTGAAACAAGAAAAGCACAAGGTGCAAAAGACGGTAATGCTGTTAACGCCTTAAACATTGTGCGCGGCGAATTGGAAAAGTTGCCATTATTAAATGAAACAGCAGAAGCAAAAGTTGTTGCTGACAAAGCAAGAGGTTTAGCTGCTAAAGAATTTAATTTGTTAGACAAGCGCAAAGACACATACAACCCTGTATATGCCGATGTTGTAAATGGCAGTGCTGACACAAAAGACTTTATTCCTAAAGTTGTGTTGCGTTCAAAAAATGCAGACTTTGCTAAAGCAATGGATTTGTTGAAAGACAATCCTGATGCTATTAAGCAACTTCGCGCTGGCACTTTGGATTACATCATTCGTGAATCAACAGATGCAAGCGGTAACTTTAAAACTGGCAAATTCACGCAAATGGTGAACAACCTTGATGTGAACAAGAAGCTCACAGCGTTGTTTGGTGAAGATTCTCAAGTAATTAAAGACTTGGCAAAAACAGGTCAATTGATTGAAGCTAGACCACGTGGGTCGTTTGTTAATGAATCCAACACTTCTGTTGCAAACATGGCATCACAATATGCCAAAGGTGCGGCAGAGCAAGGCATTAACGTTGCGGCTAAAGGTTTGCCAATTGGCACAATGGGTCGTCAGTTTTTGGAAAGACGCGCTGCGGCTAAACAAGTCAAAGAGACTTTAAAGCCTGGCGCTGGAGTTAGTTTAAAAGACATTGGTAAGGAATAAAAATGGCAGTCAATCTTTCACCCATCGGTAACGGCTTTCAGTTCTTTACCACCACAGGCGTTCCACTTGCAGGCGGTTTTCTTTACACCTACCAAGCTGGTTCAACAACCCCATCTGCAACCTACACGGATTCTGCTGGCACTATTGCCAACACAAACCCAATTCAACTAGGCACAGATGGTCGCCCACCTGCTGAGATTTGGCTAACTTCTGGTTCTACCTACAAGTTTGTCCTGACTGATTCATCTAACGTGGTGATTCAGACTTACGACAACCTTTACGGCATCATTGGCACAACACCTAGCGTGTCTGCTGTGCCTGCTGGCGGCATCATTATGTGGTCTGGCTCAATTGCTTCAATTCCTTCTGGCTACGTTCTATGTGACGGAACTAACGGCACACCAAACCTGAAAGACAGCTTTGTTGTTGGCGCTGGTAACACTTACGCTGTGGGCAACACAGGCGGCTTCACAAGCTCTGTGACTAGCAACGTTGGCACAAACTTGCCTTTGTACTACGCATTGGCATTTATCCAGAAGACATAACATGACAACAATAGACGCAACGGATGCCCGACTGTCTACGCACGAAGAAGTTTGTGCAATGCGCTATGAGCGTATTTCAGAGCAATTTGAATCTGGCAAGAAACGCATGGATAAGATGGAATTTCTTATTTATGCGGTGCTTGTTGCTGTGTTGTTTGGCCCTGGCGCTGCTGCCAAGTTCTTTGCCAAGCTAATCGGTTTGTGATGTGCCAATTGGGACTGCGTTATTCGCGGCAACAACGGCTTTCAAGTTAGTCAAAGATGGTTGCGCTCTTTACAAAGAAGTAAAAAGCGTAGCTGGCAACGTAAAACAAATCTATGATGAAATTTCTGGTCAATTCGCTGGCAAAACGGTTTCTAAGGAACAAGCTAAGAAAATTGAGGCTGAAAAGGCGCGTGTTGCGGAAGTAGCAAAAGCAGACCCTGACCAAGTTATTTTCAAGATTGGTGACGAACTTGGAAATATGTTTGATGCGTTTGACAGGCTTGAGGAACTTTTCTGGGAACAGGAACGAGAAGCCAAAAAAGTTCAAGCGCCTGGCACTTCATTAAAGCGAATGGCTTTGAAGCGCATCATGGTTAGGCAAAAGCTGTTGGCTATGCAGGTCGAGTTGCGTGAACAGATGGTGTATCACAGCCCACCTGAATTGGGTGCTTTGTGGACACAGTTTGAGGAAATGCGTAAGCAGATAGAAGAAGAACAAAGGCTGGCGCGTGAGAAGCAAGCTAAAGAGGATGCAGCTTTAAAGCGTGAGCAAGATTCTTTGATGCGTGAGATTGCCGAAAAATCAATTGATGCTGGCGTTGCTTTGGTTGGGTTGCTTTTTTTGGGATGGTTGTTGTGGCAAGTAAAAAACCAAGCGATTCAACGAGCGTCTTTCTGGCACACCTGATTGTGCTGGTTGTGCTGATTGTTGTGTTTGCTCTGTCTTTCATGGCCTATGTGGAAACACTGTGGATGAAGACAGAAATTAAGAAAGAAGCCCGTGAACTGCGGAAACTTAAAGAAGAACTGAAGAAGGAAAAATAATGTTACCAATCGTTGCTGGAATTATTGCCAACTTAATCAACAACGGGATGCACAAAGTTGCCGACCAAGTGATTGAAAAAGGCGTTGACGCTGTGCAGGAGAAGTTGGGCATGGAGCTAAAGCCAGAAGGCGAAGCAACACCTGAATACAACGCCAAGCTGCAAGAAGAAGCCAACCGTCATTCTGAGTTTATGGCTGCGCTTGACGAAAAGTCAACCCAACGCGCCACGGATATGTATATGCAAGATGAAACAACACGCCGATTTGCACAGCATTACGCTTGGTTCATTACCGTGGTGTCGTTCTTGTATTTCTTCATGGTGTCGTTTATGCCCATTGAGAACCGCAACCGTGACTTTGTAAACATTATTCTTGGTTTTCTTATTGGTACTGCTGTGAACTCGTTGATTCGTTTCTTCTTTGGTTCGTCTAACAAATCGCAAGAAGATGTAGACAAGAAGCAGAAAGACATGGGCGGTGACAAATGATTCCAACCATTGCAAATCTACAAGCTGCCAAGGTTAAGAACCCAGAAAAGTGGATTGATGCAGTAGTTGCCACTTGTCAGGAATTTGAAATTGACACACCGCAAAGAATCGCTGGTTTCTTGGCTCAGACTTCACATGAATCTGGCGGCTATACGATGCTTTCCGAGAATCTTAATTACCGCGCTGCGACTTTGGCTGCTTGTTGGCCTAACCGTTTTGCTGTTCTTGGCGCGGATAAGAAGCCCGTTAAAGACAAACAAGGAAAACTAACGCCTACCAATGTTGCCAATTCAATAGCTGGTAAGCCTGAACTTATTGCCAATCTTTGTTACAGCAGTCGTATGGGCAACGGACCTGCTGAATCTGG